TGTTTACCGAAGCAATATATGTTCTTCCTTTATGAATAACATAATCACCGGGAGTCACGCACTGACGAGGAATCTCATCAGTTCCGAAGTGATGAGCAATCATAATTATCTCCATTTTTACAAATGAACTTTGTTGATGCGGTGCCTGGTGCCTCCAGGTGACGTTAACCAGTTAACAATTAACGCCGGATACAGAGAACCCACCCATAACACTGTTTTTGGTTTTAACTGTTCCGCGTGCGCTTAGCCGCATTCACCGCATCACAAAATTCACTTTAAAAAGGGCGGCAGAGCAGTCACGGAGTAAACTGATACCGCCAAACGCCACCAGAAAATTGATAACAGAGGGCGTTGTAGCGGGGTTGTCACTTAAGCGTATGGTCAACCTGACAACCCGGTGTCCTCAACGGGGAAGGAATAACCCCGCCATACTTACCGCCGCGCCATTTCGCGGATTGCCACAACCGGAAGCGCACGGTCGAATTAAATTTAACGACACCGTACAGTGAGACGAACTTCGCCGTGCGCTTTCGCGTTATGCCCTGACTTTTCAGGAAAATGCCCTTTCAGTAAACTGTCAGTGCCGGATGCTCACCCGTGTCCGGCGCACGCACTCCACCTGACCCGTGGAGAACTCCTTAATTACCAACCCTCAGGAGGGTGAAATGACTAGTAAAAATGTAAATATCCAGTTTAACCACGATGTTTCTCCTGCTGGACTTGCGGATGAGCTCACTGCTATAAAAACGGCAATTATGCTACTTGCTGCTAAGTTGCCTGCGTCATCAAAGCCAGCGGAAATTTGTGACTCATTGCGTAAGATGAATTCAACAAAATGCAATGAGATGGCATCACTTATTGAAAGTGCAATTGATTTTAATGATTAATCGAAATTTCATGGCTAACTGTAACACTCCCATCTGTGGCGGGATGGTTTAAATCGCTGGGATTAATGCCGCACTCAGTAAAATGGTTCTTAAGGGGTTCTATCCGAATCCCTTTCTTTTTCATTAACAAGCCAAAACCCTTATCAATGATATCCATTAATTCCAGGAAGTATTTTTCATGTAAATCCTGGTTATCAGAGAGCTGCTTCTCTTCGTACAGACCGATAAAGGCACGACGCACGTTACCGGATATAGTATCGATGGTTTCTTTTTCTACGGTACTCAGGTCAAGAGTCGCCAGTTGGGAACGAACTATATTCGCTGCCATTTCCTGGAATTGCATTGGTAAATCTTTAAATTCCATTATTAGCCTCGTTGGTTAGCTATTAACGCGGGCATGTAATCATTCTGGCAATGCTTAATGCCGCTGCTTTTTCCAGCCTGGTGATATCCTGCTCCAGAGCGGACAGATTTTCAGCCTGCTTAGCCCTGGCTTCATTGGCCCATTTCAGGTCCTGCGCAGCCTTAATTTTCTGGTGCATCCACTCATAAAGTTCATCATCGGTATAGTCTGGCGCGATGATGACGGGTTCTCGTTTCTGCATACTGATTCCTCGCGGTGCTGCTTCGCTTATCAGCCGTTAGATTTTGCCGGGCTGGAAAGCGCCTGTATAAACTCACTGAAGCTGAGAGCTTCTTCGCCTTTGGCAAGGCCTTCGAAGTATTCTTCGTAAGCCTTTTCCATGATTGTGTCGAAATCCATATCACTCACCTGAGTTTCTTTTCAGCCAGCGACGGGCACCATTTTCGGTTTTAAACGTTTTGCTTTTGGTATACGTCATCGCGGTGAACGTACCGTCCTGGTTGGGGAACACGCCACATACCAGAGATTCGTTGTTGCCAAGATCGATAGTATCCATGTTGACCTCATTTCCCCTTAACGCCGGGGTAGCGGAACAAAAACCTGCTGCATAGTTATTAAAGTTGAACCCTGCCGTCATGTTCTTACGCCTCGGGCTGGCTACTTAACCCCTGACCACTGCCGGGTAACTCGAAGTATTGCCCTGCATTCTGTGGGGTGGAGTGAAGGAATGAATGAAGTTTAGAAAAATGAACTTTACAGGTCAATGTTTTTTTATCAAAACATTTTAAGCAGGCAGCTGTTAAGCCATCACCACGATGGCATACAGTTAATCAAATAGATGAGGTTGGTTAAATATCTTGTTGAATTTTAAAGCATACGCCCAATATGCAAGATAGATCATCCAGCATAATTGAAGGGTAGCGAGGATTCGTGGGGACTAAAAGAATATCCGGCCCTTCTATCTCCAGTTTACGAATGACAGGTGTTGTGGTCCCTTTGGGTAAGGCAAGGACAATATTTCCTGGTTGTACGGTTCGATCGGGATCAACAAAAACTGTTGAACCATTTGGGATGGAAACTCCCCCACCAGATGTTGACATACTGTCACTCTCTAGAACAACTGCAAAGGTATTGGCCGGGATTTCTCCGACAAGCTGCACACAAGAGGTTATTGAGGAATTTTTCATATAATCACTCCAGCTTGCTGCCTGCTGAAGTGATAGTAGCGGAACCGTTTTTATCGGCGGTAAAGATAGATCAAGCGAATCACCTGTATTTAACTCTCCTCCATTAAGAAGCCAATTTTCGTTTACTTTCAATATCTTTGCCAGTGAACTTATGTAACGCGAGGACGGCGCTCCTCCACCGTTCATCCATTGACTTACGGAGCCTTTTGATGCGCCAGTGGCATTGACAAGGTCTTTGCCTTTCAGGTTTAGCGCATGCATACGTTGGGTTATGCGTTCAGATATTGTTTGCTTGCTCATGTTTTGATTTTAAAACACAGATGGTTTTGTTTCTTGACTTTCTTTGGTTTTGATTATTAAACTTTTGGCGTTCAGTTTTATGGAGCGACTCATGAAAAAATCAGAAGTATTAGGCTATTTTGGCGGAGTTGTTAAAACAGCCGCAGCTCTAGGAACGTCAAAAACCACAGTCAGCATGTGGGGGGAAGAGGTTCCGTGGAAATGGGCGTTGCTAATTCAGGCAGTCACTGCCGGGGCGCTCAAATATGAGTTACACATACCGACGGTTGTCATTCCCGGTTCTGATCATAATCCGCCTTCTAACCAAGGGGGGGATTCATGAAAATCAAGCATGAACACATCCGCATGGCGATGAATGCCTGGGCGCATCCGGACGGCGAGAAAGTACCGGCTGCAGAGATTACCAAAGCGTATTTCGAGCTGGGAATGACGTTCCCGGAACTGTATGACGACAGCCATCCGGAAGCCCTGGCTCGCAATACCCAGAAAATTTTCCGCTGGGTAGAGAAAGACACCCCTGATGCAGTTGAAAAAATTCAGGCGTTGTTACCAGCGATCGAAAAGGCAATGCCACCTTTGCTGGTGGCCAGAATGCGCAGCCACAGTTCTGCTTATTTTCGGGAGCTGGTGGAGACGCGGGAGCGACTGGTGAGAGACGCTGATGATTTTGTCGCAGTGGCAATCGCCGGTTTCAATCAGATGAACCGCGGTGGCCCGGCGGGAAATGCCGTGGTGATGCACTAAAAGCACGGTGTTCGGAGTTTTTTATGAGCAGCAAGCTTCATGGTCTTGTCTGGGAAGGGTGTGCCTTCACCGGCATGATCTTATCCAGGGTGGCAGTTATGGCTCGCCTTGCAGATTACAGCAATGACGAAGGTGTGTCATGGCCTGCAGTGGAGACCATTCGTCGTCAGATTGGGGCAAAGAGTGAATCAACGGTTAAAGCTGCGATAGCAGAACTGGAAAAGAACGGCTGGCTGACGAAGGAGGAACGTAAGGTCGGTGGGCGTAATGAAAGCAATATCTACCGTCTTAATGTGGAAAAACTCGAAGCAGCAGCAGCGGCAGCGCGTGAGGCATATAAACCGAAAAGAAAAATTAGCCAGGCAAAAAATGACCCGTCAAATATTGCCCCCTCAACGGTTAACCCATCAAATTTTGATGGATCAACCGTTGATAAAAAACAGTCGGATAGGGGGGCGATGGTTGGCCCCGATCCGTCAGTATTAAAACCTGATCCGTCAGATAAAAGATCTTTTCGTCCGGAAGCTTCGCAACCGGACATGCAGACGGCTGAACAGGATTTTTTAACCCGACACCCTGACGCGGTTGTGTTCAGTGCGAAAAAACGCCAGTGGGGTAGCCAGGAAGATTTAGCGTGTGCGCAGTGGATCTGGGGGCGAATCGTGAGTCTTTACGAGCAGGCCGCCAGCGATGATGGCGAGATTTCGCGACCGAAAGAACCCAACTGGACCGCATGGGCCAACGACGTGCGCACAATGCGGATGCTGGATGGCAGAACTCACAGACAAATTTGTGAAATGTTTGGTCGGGTGCAGCGGGATCCATTTTGGGTAAAAAATATCATGAGTCCGTCAAAGCTTCGCGAAAAATGGGATGAACTGGTTATCCGCCTGGGGCGTTCGTCTGTACAGCGTTGTGTGAATCATATTTCTGAGCCGGATACCGAAATTCCGCCGGGGTTCAGGGGGTAACGGGCCATGAAAAATATCGCGGCAGGTGGTGTTCTTGAGCGTATCCGTAAGCTGACCCCGCAGCATGTAATCGCGCCGTACCGGACAGTGGACGAGTGGCGCGAGTGGCAACTGGCAGAAGGGCGAAAACGTAGCGAGGAGATCAACCGCCAGAATCGCCAGTTGCGGGTGGAAAAAATCCTGAATCGTTCGGGCATCCAGCCTCTGCACAGCAAATGCTCGTTTGCGAATTATCAGGTGCAGAACGACGGGCAAAAACACGCGCTGAGCCAGGCAAAATCCATCGCTGACGAACTGATGACCGGGTGCACGAATTTTGTGTTCAGCGGTAAGCCGGGTACCGGAAAGAACCACCTTGCAGCCGCCATTGGCAATCATCTTCTGGCGAAAGGTCGCAGCGTGATTGTGATAACGGTGGCTGATGTGATGCTGGCGTTACACAACAGCTACGACAACAAAAACTCAGGCGAAAAATTTTTACAGGGGTTGTGTGATGTTGACCTGCTTGTCCTGGATGAAATCGGAATGCAGCGGGATACGCGCAACGAGCAGGTCACGCTGAACCAGATAGTCGACCGCAGAACGGCTTCGATGCGTAGTGTCGGAATGCTGACGAACCTTAACCACGTAGCGATGAGTACGCTTCTTGGCGAGCGTGTAATGGACCGCATGGTCATGAACGGTGGTCGCTGGGTGAATTTTAACTGGGAGAGCTGGCGTTCGAATGTCAGACACCTGAGGGTTGTGAAGTAATTTCAGGAGGATTTATGGCGAAACCTTTTTCTCTCGAACAGCGGGAAGAGCTGAAGGCACGAATTATCGGGTTGGTACGCAAAAATGAACGCATGACGATGTCGCAGCTGGAGAGAGCGACAGGGGCAGGCTGGCACTCGGTCCGACGCTGCCTTGTGGATGTGCTGGCTTGTGGCGATTTATACATGTCCGGGGAATACGGTGTTTTTGCATCAGAGCAGGCGTATCGCGTATGGCGTAAGACACCGGAGAAAAGAACCGACCTGACACTGATTCGAAAGTTACCAGACGGAGAAATACGCCGCTACGACAGGAGCCAGAACATAATCTGTCGCGAGTGCCGGAAGAGTGAGGTTATGCAGCGAGTGCTGGCGTTTTATCAGGGTAATTTTCAGGAGGTGATGGCGTGAGGGTGAGAGTCTATATCGCCGGTCCAATGACCGGGTATAAAAATTTCAACCGTGAGGCGTTCCACAATGCGGAAGAGGAACTGAAACGGGAAGGGCATACCGTCTTAAACCCGGCAGTACTTCCGGACGGGCTGACACAGCCGCAGTACATGGATATCTGCATGGCGATGATTCGTTGCGTGGATGCGATTTACATGCTGCAAGGCTGGCAGCGGTCAGCAGGCGCTAAGGCGGAACTGGCGCTGGCGGAGAAGCTGGGGCATGCAGTTATTTTCCAGGAGGAGGTACAGTGAATATCGACGCAACAATGACGATTGGTACGGCCCTCAATACGGGGCTGGCGCTTCTTGGTTGGTGCTACGTCATGTTCTGCTCATGGCGGTGGCTGTCACTGATGTTACTGAAAAAATGGAATAAACGCTGTAAACAGACGCAGCGGCAGAAGGCAATGAATGCGTTTTTTGAGACCTTCGATATTGACAGTATGGAGCCAGGAGAGCCAGCTCGCGTGATTAGCAGAGGAGACGTTGTAATTCTTGTATACCGGAGTGAAGAGAAATATGAGCGAAATTAACTATCAGGCACTGCGTGAAGAAGAGAAAGCATAATCCAAATCTGAATAATTAAATTCAGCACTGTAAATA